TGGCCTGCTCTCTGGTACTCGCTGATGGCTACGTTCGACGACGCGACAGTAGGGACGAGCACAGGCGGCACAACGCCTGACTTTGGATCTGCTCGCAGAAGCGCACCGATTGTCAAGACTGTTCAGTTCGGCGACGGTTATCAGCAACGGTTGAAGTACGGTCTGAACCAGAACCCGAAGGAATGGGATCTGCGCTGGACCGCCAAGTCAACGGCTGACGCGGATGCGATTGAAGCATTCTTTGATGCACGTGCGGCTGATAACGCTGCGTTCGATTGGACGCCTTTGGATGAAAGCACGGCGTACAAATGGATCTGCAGTGAATGGAATCGCGAGTTCAATTACGCGAACGTGCATACCATTACTGCAACGTTCAAGCAGGTGTTTGAACCGTAATGGCCTACGCAGCCTGGCAAGCCAGCACCAGCTACGCGGTCGGAGCCATCGTCCGCGCTACGACGACACAGGCCAGCGGGCTGGTGTTCCGCTGCACGATCGCAGGCACCAGTGCTAGCACGCAGCCAGCTTGGCCGACCGACATCGGCAGCACGATCGCAGACGGCGGCGTCACATGGGCAGCGATCAGCAGCGTTTACGAAGAGCTGGCGGTCCTGGGTCCGAACGCGATCATCGAGCTGTTCGAGCTGCAGCTTGACACCACGCTGCATGGCGCCAGCACGACCTACTACTGGCACAACGGCGTGAACGCAGCCGTGACTGGCAACATCGTCTTTGCCAGCAACACCTACGTCAGGCTTCCGGTGGAGGCGACGGGCTTTGATTACACCAGCTCTGGCAGCCTGCCGCGCCCGACGCTGCGGATTAGCAACCTGTTCAGCGACATGACCACGCTGCTGCTGCTGGTCAACGCGACCACGCCCGGCAACGATTTGGGCGGCGCCACAGTGCGGCGGATCCGCACGCTGAAGAAGTTTCTCGATGGCGAAGCGGCGGCCGACCCTAACGCTCGCTTCCCGACGGAGATCTGGTACGTCGACCGGAAGTCCAACGAGAACCGCGATCTGGTTGAGTTTGAGCTGGCAAGCAAGTTTGACCTGGCCGGCGTCATGCTGCCCCAGCGGCAGATCATCGCCAACGTGTGCCAGTGGAAGTATCGCGGCGCTGAGTGCGGTTACACCGGCAGCAATTACTGGAACGTGAACGATCAGGTGGTCGGCACCTTGGCCGCCGATGTCTGCGGCAAACGGGTGGAGAGCTGCAAACTGCGCTTCGGTGCAACGGCTGAGTTGCCGTTCGGCTCCTTCCCCGGCGCCGGCCTGACCCAGTGATGAAGCTGACCGACACGCTCAAGGCTGACATCCTGGCGCACGCGCAGGCCGAGGATCCCCGCGAGTGCTGCGGCCTGATCCATGTGGTCAAAGGTCGGCGCCGCTACTACCCGTGCCGCAACATTGCCGCCACGCCTGACGAGCATTTCATTCTTGACCCGGCGGACTATGCAGCAGCCGAGGATCTGGGTGAGATCGTGGCTGTGGTTCACAGTCACCCGGTCACCCCACCTGAACCATCAGCAGCGGATCAGATCGGCTGCAACAACAGCGGCCTGCCGTGGGTGATCGTCAACCCCAAGACCGAAGCATGGGGCGGCTGCGAACCTGCAGCGTTTGAGCTGCCCTACGTCGGCCGCGAGTTTGTGTTCGGCGTGGTCGATTGCTACTCGCTGGTGCGGGACTGGTATAGCCGCGAGTGGGGACTGGCGCTGGCGAACTTTGACCGGCGTGATCGGTTCTGGGAACGGGGCGAGAACCTGTACCTCGACAGCTACCGCTCGCAGGGCTTCAGGCAAGTGCCGTTTGAAGAAATGCAGTACGGCGACGCGATCCTGATGCAACTATCGGCAAGCCTGCCCAACCACGCGGCGATCTACTTGGGCGATCAGCAGATTCTGCATCACGTTCAAGGCAGGCTCTCTAGCCGCGATGTCTTCGGCGGCTACTATGTGAAAAGCAGTGCCATGGTCTTGCGGCATGAAAGTCGTTAAGGTCTACGGCGCACTTCGCAAGCGACTCGGACAGTGCCGGTTTGAGTTCGAGGTGGACACGCCCGCGCAGGCGATCAAGGCGCTGTGCGTCAACTTTCCCGGCCTGGACAAGTGGCTCATCGACTCTGAGCAGACCGGCATGGGCTTCCGCGTCACGGTCGGCAAGGAGCGCATCACACAAGAGGATGCCAGCGTGGCTGTCCTGCCATGGTCTGAGCGGGATGTGTTCAGCATTGCGCCAGTCCTGGCTGGTGCTGGGCAAGGCTTTGGGCAGGTGCTGGCTGGTATTGGTCTGGTTGCGTTGGCGATTGTTGCCGGTCCTGCTGGTGCTGGTTTCCTTGGTCTTGGGGCTGGCTTTATCTCAGGCGCTACAGCAAGTGCAGTATCAGTCGCCCTTGGCGGCATCGGTGCCAGCTTGATCCTCGGCGGCGTGGCGCAGATGCTGTCCCCCCAGCCCGATATCTCAGCTCTGCAACGCGGCAAGGAAGCCGCCCGGCTGGAGTCATTCAGCTTCAGCGGCATCGTCAATACCAGCCAGCAGGGGATGCCGGTGCCCGTGGTCTATGGCCGCGCTTTTGTTGGCTCTGCTGTCCTGTCTAGTGGCCTTGACGTGGCGCAACTGAAATGATCGAAGACCTGCTGTTGGTTCAAGGTGCTGGTGGCGGCGGCGGCGGCGGCGGTGGCGGCAAAGGTGGTGGCGGTGGTGGCGGCACAACCCACGTCCCATCGGAGGCTGACGACAGCCTGCAGTCAGTCCAATTTGCCAGCGTCCTTGACCTGATCAGCGAGGGCGAAATCCAAGGCATCGAGGATGGGGTGCAGGGCATCTACCTGGACGGGACGCCAGTCCAGAGCAGCAGCGGGATTGACAACTTCACGGGTTACAGCGTCGTCACCCGGACTGGCACGCAAGCGCAGAGCTACATCCCCAACACCAACGGCATCGAGTCAGAGCAGGCCGTCAACGTCGAGATCACGGCTGCTGCATCTGTCACCCGGCAGATCACCGACTCAGATGTGGACCGTGCTCGCATCACGGTGCAGGTGCCAGCGCTGCAGATCATCGAGGACGACGGCGACATCATCGGCCACAGCGTCAGCATCCGCTGCAGGGTGCAGTACAACGGCGGCGGCTACACGACCGTGTTCGAGGACACGATCAGCGGCAAGACAACCAACGCTTATCAGCGGGACTACATCATCGCCCTAAGTGGCGCGTTCCCTGTTGACATCAGGCTGGAGCGCATCAGCGCTGATGAGACCAGCGCCCGCCGGCAGAACCGGACTTTCTGGTTCAGCTACACCGAGATCATCGACGAGAAGTTCAGGTACCCCAACAGCGCTCTGGCATTCCTGCGTTTTGACAGCCGCCAGTTCAAGGGCATCCCATCCCGCAAGTATCTGGTGCGCGGCATCAAGGTGCAACTGCCCAGCAATGCCACGGTTGACACGACCACCTATCTCGGCCGCGTCACCTATAGCGGCGTTTGGGATGGCACCTTCGGCGCTGCTACCTGGACCAATGACCCAGCCTGGTGCCTGTGGGATCTGCTGACTAACACCCGCTACGGCGCCAGCATCCCGACCAGCAGCCTGGATCGGTATGACTTCTACGCGATCAGCCAATACTGCAACGCGCTGGTCAGCAACGGACGCGGCGGGCAGGAGCCACGGTTCAGTTGCAACATGCTGATCAACAGCAGGGACGAGGTTTACAACGTCATTCAGGAGTTCGTTGCGCTGTTCCGTGGCATCGCCTACTACGGCGCCGGCGCCATGGTTGTGCTGCAGGACAAGCCCAGTGATCCTCAGTATCTGCTGACCCCAGCCAATGTGGTCGATGGGCTGTTCAATTACAGCGGCTCATCGCAGAAGGCGCGGCACACCACCGCAACGGTGGCTTATCAGGAGTACGACAACCTGGGCGAAGTGTCCTACGAGTACGTCGAGGATGCGTCAGCCGTTGCCAAGTACGGCATCATCAACAAAGACATCAAGGCAGTCGGCTGCTACTCGCAAGGGCAGGCGCACCGTGCTGGCAAGTGGGCGCTGCTGTCAGAGCAGAACCTGACCGAGACCGTCACCTTCTCAGTGTCGATTGACTCGGGCATCGTGCTACGCCCTGGCATGGTGATCGACGTAGCCGATCCGGTCAAGGCTGGCAGCAGGCGCGGCGGCCGCATCGCAGCAGCAACAACCACGACCGTCACCCTTGACGACGCTACCGGGATCACGCTCGGCACCTCGCCCACGATCAGCGTCCTGATGCCCACCGGACTGGTCGAGACCCGCACCGTCAGCACCCTGTCGAGCGGTGTGGTCACGGTCACGAGCGCGTTTAGCGAGGCGCCCAACGCCCAGAGCATCTGGGTTCTGCAGAACACCAGCCTGCAAACGCAGCAGTTCCGTGTTGTCAGCGTGGCCGAGGCCGAGGACGGCATCTACGGCGTGACGGCGCTGGCCTACAACAGCAGCATTTACGCAGCGATCGAGTCCGACATCAAGCTGCAGACGCGGGACATCTCCAACCTGTCCGCCCTGCCGCAATCGCCCACCGGCTTGACCGGCACGGAGCACTTGTACACCGACGGCCAGAACGTCCGCACGGCCTTCGAGCTGAGCTGGGTGCCGCCGCTGCAACTGGTGCAGTCCTACCGGGTGATCTACCGGCTTGGCAACAACAACTGGTCGCAGGTCGAGACCAACAGCCCCAGCACCCGCATTGAGGGCTTGGACGCTGGCACACTGCAAGTTCGGGTGCAGTCGATCAACAGCCTCGGCGGCGTCAGCAACCCAGCCACGGCCACCTTCAACCTGATCGGCAAGACCGAGCCACCGGGCAACGTCCAGAACCTGACCATCGAACCGATCAGCGCCAACAGCGCCCGCTTGCGCTGGGATGCCACGGTTGACTTGGACGTGCGCGTTGCCGGCCGCGTCCACATCCGCCATACCAACCTGACCGATGGCACCGGCACCTGGAGCAACAGCGTTGACCTGATCCCTGCCGTCGCTGGCTACAGCACCGAGGCGATCGTGCCGCTGGTCGAAGGCGAGATCCTGGTCAAGTTTGAGGATGACGGCCGCCGTCAAAGCCCGACCGAGGCCAGCGTGATCGTTGACTTCCCGGATGCTGTTGGGCAACTGCTGGTGCAGACCCGCCGCGAGGATCAGGACACGCCGCCATTCCAAGGCGCCAAGACCGACGTCTTCTACAGCGACGATCTCGACGCGTTGACGCTGGATGCCACCGGCCTGTTCGATGACATCCCGGACTTTGACTCGATTGCGACGCTGGACTTCTACGGGACTATGGAGGCGCTCGGCATCTACGAGTTTGCCAACACCCTCGACCTTGGTGCCAGCTTTGCACTGGATCTCAAGCGCTATTTCGTCACCCGTGGATACTTCCCCAGTGATCTGGTGGATAGCCGCACCGCAAATGTTGACGACTGGGCAGATTGGGATGGCGGTGTGATCGATCAGGTCAACGCCAAGCTGTACCTGCGCCGCACGCCTGACAACCCCAGCAGCTCGCCCACATGGTCGGCTTGGCAGGAGTTCGTCAATGGCACCTTCTTGGGTCGCGGCTTCCAGTTCAAGGCCGAGCTGATCAGCAACAACCCAGCGCAAGGCATCCTGGTAGACGAGCTGGGCTACGAGGCCACCTTCCAACGCAGGACTGAGCAGTCGGTGGGAGCTGTCAGCAGCGGCGCTGGCACGAAGGCGGTCACGTTCGACAAAGCGTTCTTCACCGGTACTACCGGCCTAGGCGGCACCAACGCCTACCTGCCCAGCATCGGCATCGTGGCGCAGAACCTGGCGACAGGCGATTACTACAACGTGACCAACGTCAGCAATACCGGCTTTGATGTGACCTTCAGAAACAGCGCTGGCACTGCAGTGAGCAGGAACTTCCTATGGACTGCGGTGGGATTTGGCAAGGGCGCTTAAAGTAGGAGCAAAATGGCCTAGCTATGAGCCCACAAGCAGATTATGTCGTTGCGAATGGAACCGGAGCGGCGGTGCGTTCCGACATCAACGGACAGCTCGCCGCCATCGTCAGCAACAACAGCGGCGCCACCGAGCCGGCAACGATGTACGCCTACCAGTGGTGGGCGGATACGACTACCGGCCTACTCAAGCTGCGCAACGCTGCCAACAACGGTTGGATCACCCTGTTTCAGCTCGACGGCGAGTGGAGCACGCTGGCAGTTGAGAACGGCTCGGCAGCCGCACCGTCGATCTATTTCAAGGACAGCGGCACCGACACCGGCGTCTACAGTCCTGGCACTGATCAGGTTGCTATCAGCACGGGCGGTACGGTCCGACTCAGCCTGAGTACCACTGCAGTCAGCTCTGCGCTTGCGATTGATCATCCCCTTGGCGCTGTTGGCACGCC